GTGGAGTATTAGTTCTATTATTGATGTTTATAAACGTATTACTGATATAATTAACAAAAATAGTCAAACATTTCATCCTATTGTTGAATGGAAAGGACAATTGTATGGTTTCAGAAACATGTCTAAAATGACATTAGGTGAATATGTTGATTTAGACAACTTAATTAAAGATGTAGATCGCAACTTAAATGATATACTTGCTTTATTGTATCGTCCAGTTACTCGTAATGAAATTAACACAGCTAAATTTATTTATAAGTCAACTATTAAGGCTTTAAAATATGAAGTTGAAAATGTATTTGATTATTACGACGTAGAAGAATACAACACAGATAAACGTAAAATTAAATCACCTGAATTTGATAATTTTCCTTTAGACATAGCATTAGGAGCTATGGCTTTTTTTTTAGGTACAAAGACAATGTTATCAAGCGATATTCTGTTATCTTCCCACAAAATCCAAATAGAGAAAGCGAAGAAGATGATGAGCAAGACAAAACATCGATTGCTAACCACTACGGTTGGTTTCTTACACTCTATGAACTTGCAGAAACCAATATCTTATCAATAAATGGAGAAAAGTGTTTAACCGATTTAAATGTAATATTTGTATTTAATTACTTATCGTTACAAACAGAAATAGAATTAGAAAGACAACAAAAACAAAAACAAATTAAATTAAAATAACATGGATAATTTAGAAAATAACGAAATTTTAAAATCATATAAAGTCAAAGCTGTTAAAGTAGAACTTACTGATTTTGAAAAACAAGTAATTGCAGCTGCAGAAGTTAAACCAGTAGACAGAGTATGTGCTTCATTTATGATTAATGAACATGAACTTAAAGAAATTTTAAAGAAAAAATAATATGGCTGATTTTCCCACATACAAATCTGTAGTTGATCAATTTGAAGCAGCATGTACTGCTCACCAAGCAATAAAACAATTTGGTGAGGGAAGTATCGACAGATTAGACAGTTTATTTCAAAACGTAAAGTATCCGTTTGCATTTTTAAGACCATTACAATCAACAGGTATGGTGTTAAATGCTAATGGTGTATCAGGTGCTCGCAGTTTAAACTTCGAGTTTTATATGATGGACATTCCACAATTAACTGACACAGACGTATTGAAATTACAATCACAAACAGAAATATATCTATACGACATTATTGCTTATTTTAATTTAGGCGCTGTACAACGTGATGAATACGTAACATTAAATAGTATTAGTCCGTTGTACGAAGCGTTTAATGATAGAGTAGCTGGTTGGCAAGCAAATATTACGTTTAATAGTTATGGTGTATTAGACTTCTGTAACTTTCCTTCATTATAATGGCAACTCCAATTCAGCAAGCATTACAGCAAGTAGGCAATCAAATAGTTGCTGAAATGAAGGCTAATTTACAACGTAATAACAATGATAATACAGGTAAATTAAGCAATTCAATTCAAGCTACAGTTGAAGGAGATAAGCTTATCATAACAATGGAAAAATATGGTAAATGGGTTAATGATGGACATGAACGTAGAGGAGGTAAACAACCACCTATTAAAGCAATTCAATTTTGGATAGCTAAAAATGCAATTACACCTAGAAAAGGAATATCAGCAAAACAATTACCTTGGGTTATTGCTCGTGGAATTGCAAAACGAGGTCAAGTAAGAAGACAAGCATTTCCATTTATTCAACCTGCTGTTGATGAAGTATTGAAGAAAGATTTAGGTGGAATATTTGGTAAAGCAATAAAACAAGAAATAGAAACAATGTTTAAAACAAAATGAGTCAGATAACTATACAGCAAGCAGCAGGACAATTAAATTTAGCAAACAGTGATTTGTTGTGGGAAGTAACTTCAGTGTCATCTTCAGCACCTCAATTTCAATATACTTGTGTTTTAAGAGATGGTTGTAACAATGTCTTAACAACAATAAAACAACAGCCTAATCCATCAGGTAAAGGTGTATTTAACTTAGGTCGAATCATTAAACAATATGTTGAACCTGACTTATATGCTTTAGACATAACAGGAACAGGTAGCATATTCCATAAAAATACTAACACAGCTGAATTTTTCAAAGTAGCATTTGGTGAAGAATTTGGTACAACTACTACAGGTAGTGTAACAAGTTATACAGGTATAGGTAATGCTACAGGTAGTGCTCAATTTACAGGTTCAATTCCTTTTTATTATATTTTAAATGGAACATTAGATCCTAACTACGGTAGTTTTAACTGGGATACCAGTTCGTTCTTTAAAATGGAACCTACACCTAATACAGGTAGTTTTAGTTATAATGTTGCTTTAACAGATGCACCACGTGAACAATATGTTCAATTAACAGATTACGCAACTATATCGCTTTTAAACGGCAACCTAAATCAAAGCACGACATTAGCTCAAGATGTAGCTTACGTCGAGTATACGTTGTATTCTGGCGCGAGTATCGTGCAACAAAGTGTACTAGATAACCTTGATAATACAAATAACTATTTATCAGGTGGTCCTAGAACAGGTAGTATTGGTAATCCATTTCCTGGAACAATTAATACTTGTACTACATCATCAGGTACTCAAACATCAGGTAGTTTATTAATGTATGTAGGTGCAGGTCCTCAAAACTTAACTGAATTTAATTATTTAACTTTAACAGGAAGTTGGGACTATTATACTGTTAAATTTTATCCTCGAGGCACTTCAGGACCTAACGTTAGTGCTAGTTGGGACACATTTACTTATTATAACCAAAGCGCTAATTGTGGTTATGATGGAGTAAGATTTGCTTGGTTAAATGATTATGGTACTTGGGATTATTTCAATTTTACTTTGCAAGAAGACAAAACAACTACATTAGAAAGAGGTTTATATAAACAAACATTTGTGCCTTACAACACAACAACAAATACAGTTCCATACAATAAAAAACGTAGAGGAACTACAAGTTATTATGTTAATATTAATGAAAGTTTTAGAGTATTCAGTGATTGGTTAACACAAGAACAAGCTGATTGGTTAGGTGAATTATTTTATTCTCCCAACGTTTATGTTCAAATTGGATTAGAATTTATTCCTGTTATTTTACTTGACACAGATTTTGTTAGTAAAACAAATCCAAGAACACAAAAGAATTTTCAATACATAGTTAACTATACATTAGCAAACAACAAGAGAAGTAGATAATGAGTAATCAGTATTCAGTAATATTACGAGCACAAAACGACTTTGGTGAAAAGTTTGATTTAGAAATAATTGACACTCCAGATTTTTTACTTGACATATCAGCTATAGAATTAGGTGATATAGGAAGTGTATTTGGAATTTCATCACAAAACTTTACATTACCAGGCAATGACTTAAACAATCAATTTTTTAACAATTTATTTGATTTAGGAACAACACCAGCTGTTGCCTTAAATAAATCAGTGCCCTGTCAAGTATTAGTTGATGGAGCTGGAGTGTTTACAGGTAAATTAAGAGTTGATAGTATTATTACTGATGAATACAATGACATAATTTATAATTGTGTTGTAGCAAATGAAACCGTAGATTTTCGTATATTAACTGAAAATAAAGGAATAGCTGATTTAGCTTGGGCTCCATATTCTCATAGTTACACATACGCAAGTATTTCTCAATCGTGGAATGATCAGTTATTTAGTGGTTCAATTTTATATCCATTAATTAATTATGGTGCTAATCCAAACACAGCAGGTTCTCCTGGATTTGAATTTGGTGGTAGTCAGTTTCAAATGGATAATCCATTTACACCACTATCTGTAAGTCAATTTAAACCAGCAGTTCAAGCTAAAACAATTGTAGACGAAATATTTAAATCAATAAATTATAAGTATACTTCTAGTTTTATTAACAGTGATTTCTTCAAACAGTTGTATTTATTAAATACTCCTGATGATCAAGATGGTTTATCATTTGTCAACTCAAACTCAGGTTCATATGCTTATGCTACAGTATCACAAAGTATTGACAGTTATTTTACTACAGCTACTTTTACACAATTAAATTATCAAGCTACTATTTACAACAATGGTAATAATTTTAATGTAGCAACAGATAATTATACAGCTGATTATACTGGTAATCATATTTTAAATTTCAACATACCTTATGTAATAACTTCTAACTTTGGTCCGTTAGTTGTTAACAATAAAGGAAGAAAATTTATATTAAAAATTACTAAAAATTCACCAAGCACAACTAATACTATTCATACTAGTACTACACCTATTCCTAATGCTGTATCAGGAGTAATCAATACAGGTAATATTAGTGTTAGTTTAATAGCAGGTGACGTTTTATATTTTTCTATTGCTCTACAAACACCTAGTAGCAATGGATTAGAAAAATTAAGAACTGTTGTTACAGCAGGACAAAATGGTGTTTATGTAAAAGTAATTACACCTCAAAATCCTATAGGTGGAACAGTTGACATAAGTAAAGTATTTGGTGACATTAAGATACTTGATTTTATGAAAGGTTTAGTTGAAAAATTTAACTTAGTAATAGAACCTGTACCTAATAGACTCAACATATTAAGAATAGAACCATACAACGACTGGATTAATTTAGGAAATACAGTTGATTGGACAGATATAGTAGACAGAAGTGTTAAATTTCAAATCACTCACCCTGTTCAGTCATTACCTAAAAAATTTAGATTTAGTGATGATTTAGATGATGATGTATTAAACCAATATCAATTTGATAATTCAGGTAAAGTATATGGTGAACAAACTTATCAAACTGACAGTGACTTAGCAAGTGGAGAAAGACAAATAGGTGGTTTTTTTGCTGCTACTCCTGTTAAAGGAATACCAACTAAAAATGTAAACGGAACAACAGTATTACCTTGGTTAGTAAAACAGGAACCAGGTAAATACGTTGAACCATTTAAATTTAAACCTAGATTACTACATAAAACACCTATAAAAACTATACCAAACAATGAAATGTATGGTACAGCTACAGGTTCATTTAATGCACCTTCAGGTTCAACATATTATTACATTGCCGATCCTCAAAATAATGGTGTTCGTGCTTTAAATTTTTACAGAACATTATTACCTACAACTGACAGTCCTACTATATTCAGCAGTAGTCTTGATTTACATTATAACAATTTAGGATATGTTCCTTTTCAACAGTCAGCTGTTAACGGTAGATGTCAAGATGGTTTATACAACAGATATTGGGCATATTATATTAACTCATTATATGACATAGATGCACGTGTATTAATGTGTAATGTTGTATTAGATCCATCAGACATAGAACTTATTAATTTAAATGATAAGATTTTTATAGACGGTCATTATTATAGAGTAAATAAAATACAAGGTGCTAATTTAGTTCAACGTCAATCAACTCAAGTTGAATTGGTTAAATTATTACCTCGTAGTCAACCATATACAGGTAGAAGAAGAATATCAACTGGAATAGGACCTACTGAATTTAAAGATGTTATTATTAATGGATTTACTGATAACGGTTCTGTATTTTATAGTGTATATGAAACAGATGAACCTGAAACAGATCCATTTATTTTAAGTCAAGCAGCTGCTTTAGATGGTTATGAAGCATATGATACTGAAGTGTCTTGGAATACTCAAGAACAAGTAGTTGTTAATCCTAATATAATTGTTTTAGGTAACAGTAAATACAACGAAACACAACAAAACGTAATAAGTATTGGTGCTGGTAATACTTTACAAGACAATATTTCAAACGTAAGTATTTTTGGTAATGACAATACAGTATCTAGTGGATACAATGATGTATTTTTAATTGCTAATAGTGCTAGTATAATTGACTCAAATGAAGTAGTATTAATTCAACCTTCAGGTTCAAGAATAATTTCAGGTTCATCAAATAATGTTGTAATAAATCCAATTAATGATATTGTACCTAGTGATCCTACTGGTAGTGTTTACACGGGTAATTTAATTAACCAAGGTACTGCTGACTTTAAAGACGGTGCTACTATGACAGGTTCGGTTGATATTACTGGAAGTTTGTGTATTAATGGTGATTGTTATCCATTTTCAGGTTCAGGATTAAATACAGGTTCATTTATAGTTACAGCATCATATAGTAATCCTAATTTAACTTTTACTAAAGGTGATGGTTCTACGTTTAATGTTAATATTGGAAGTCAATTTGCTCAAACAGCGTCATTTATTTCTGTATTTGACACTACAGATCAAACAATAGATGCAGCTTTAACTGCATCAGTATTTGAATTTGACACAGTAGATTTTAGTAGAGGAATTACATTAGTGTCATCTTCACAATTTACATTGTCTCAAGGTGGTGCTTATAACTTACAATTTAGTGCTCAATTAGATAAAACAACAGGAACAAAACACAATAGTTATTTCTGGTTGAGAAAAAATGGAACTGATGTATCACAATCAAATACTATTGTTACAATGGGTGGAGGTTCAAGTGATAAAGCAGTAGCGGCTTGGAATTTCTTTGTTAGTGGTTCAGCAGGTGATTATTATGAAATTGCTTGGACTGCTGACAGTACAGATGTTTTCTTAAACGCTGGTAATGCTGCTCCAGGAGTTTATCCAGCAATTCCATCAATTATAGCAACAATGAATTCAATGTATTAATTAAAAAATATTTATAAACAATGGCTATTGAACAAACCGTAGTAATAAACACCGATACCCGAAGTCTAGCTGGTTTAAGACAAGAAATAAGAGAAATACAAACTCAACTTGACTTAACACCTACAGGAACTAAAGAATATGATGATTTAGTTGTTAGATTAAGACAAGCTAAAGGTGAAATAAAAGACTTTAAAGAAGCAACTAAAGGCTTAGATCCTGATCAACGTGCAGCTAAATTAGTAAATGCATTTCAAGGAATGACTGGTGCTATACAATCAGCAGCAGGTGCATTAACTTTATTTGGTGGTAATAGTGAAGATTTAGAAAAAGTAGAAAAGAATTTATTAGGCATTATCGCTATTGGAGGAGGAATTCAATCAACAATTGAAGGATATAACGATGCAGTTGACGTAATAGGTCCTAAATTAAAAGGCTTAGGCGCCACTATTTCAGAAGCATTTACTACAGGTGCAGCTAGTGCTCGTGCATTTAACATTGCTTTAGCTGGTATTGGAATAGGTGTAGCTATTGTAGCAGTTAACGAATTAAGTAAAGCATTTGAAGACAATAAAAAAGCTCAAGAAGATGCAGCTAAAGAAGCTGATTTATCACTTAAAAGAGTAGATAATGCTGAACGAAAAAAATTAGCTGCTATAATTGATAGTAATAAAAAACAATTAAGAAGTGATTTAGAAACAGCTCGTGAAAGAGGTGCTAGTGATCTTGAATTAGTTCAAATTAAATTAGACAGTCAAAAAGCATTAACTAAAGCTTTTGATGAATTTAGAAATGAATCAAATACTCAAACAGCTGCATTTATTGACGAACAAAATAAATTAGCTCTTGCCTCAGCAGATGCTGAAATTGAAATTGGAAATGAGTTAAATGAAGTAAAAAGAAAACAAAGAGAAAAAGATGCAGCAGATGCTAAAGCATTAGCTAAAGAAAAATCAGATTTTCTTCTTGGTATTGAAAATGACTTACGTGAAGCATTACAGCAATTAGCAATTGATCAAGCTGCTACTGAAAGAGAACGTGCTCAAATAGAATACAATAATACATTAGAAGATTTTAGAATAGCTAAAAACGCTGAATTAGCCGAAGCAGAACGATTAGGAGTTAGTAAAGCTAACATTATTGCTAAGTATGATGCATTAGAAAAAGGTGCTAAAATAAAATTAAATAATGATTTAGCAGCGATTGATAAAGCTGCTTCTGAAAAACTTATAGCTGAACGTAGACAACAATTAGAAAGTCAATTATCAGCAGTTGAAGCTCAATATTCTCGTACATTAAATAACATTGAAAATGCAGCTTCACAAATTGCTTTAACTCAAAACGTTGCTACTAAAGAACAATTTGATGACATAAATGTTTTTATAGCAGAGGCAATAAATGCTACTCAGGCTGCTTTAGAACAACAAAATTTAGATCAAGCTACTACAATTCGTAATAGAGTAAATATAACTGTAAAACTATTAGAAGAGGAACAGTTAAAACGACAACAAATACTTCAACAACAAACTGATGATGCTATTAAAAATAATGGTATATTTAGTAAAGAAGCTAAAGATGCTCAAGATAAACAAGCAGCTGATTTCCAAGCATTTCAAGATAGGAAATTACAAATTATAACTAATAGTTCTAAAGAATTATTAACTGTTGAAAAATCAACAACCGAAAAACAAGCTCAATATCAACAACAGTTACAAGATTTAGTTTTAGGTTCAGCAAAATCATTATTTGGTGATTTAACTACATTGAGTCAAAACTATGATGATGATAATGAAGCAGCTCGAAAACAAGCTTTTGAACAACAAAAATTATTTGCAATAGCTAGTGCTACAGTAGATACTTATTTAGCAGCACAAAAAGCATTTACATCACAAATTATACCTGGTGATCCTACTAGTATAGGTAGAGCACAAATTGCTGCTGCTGTTGCTGTTGCTGCTGGTTTAGGAAGAATAGCAGTAATAGCCGCTCAAAAGTTTGATAGTCCAAGTAGTGCTGGTGGAGGAGGTGGAGGTAGTTTTGGTTCTGTAGGTGGAACAGGTGGAGGAGGAAATACACTTAATCCATTCTCTGGTGGTGGATTTGGTGGTGGAGGAACAAATGTATTACCACCTAGATTAGCGCCTAAACGTGATCCTAATGAATTTCAAGCAGATGCTACAGGACAATTTGGTGGAACAGGAGTTACTACACCTGTTTTTAGAACATATGTATTAGCTGGTGATGTAACAGATGCTCAAGTAGCAAATGAAAAAATAAATCAAAAACGTAAATTATAATGAAAATCGTAGAATTAAAAATAGATGATACCGCTTTCTCAGGTGTAGATGCTGTAGCATTAGTTGAGTCACCGGCTATAGAAACTGATTTTATTGCATTCAATAAAGTTAACATGGCAGAAATGACATACAACGATTATCCTCAAGCAGCAGTTGATGCAGCTAGACGTGGTATTGAATTAAACGAAAAAAACAACATGAAATGTGCTACCCAAGTAGGTAAAGTAAGAGCACAACAATTAGTAAACGGAGAAAAATTATCATTAGATACTATTAAACGCATGAGAGCATTTCTCATTCGTCAAAAAGGAAACTATGAATTAGCTACTCGTAGAAAAGATTATAATGCTTGTGGTTACATCAGTTATTTATTGTGGGGTGGAGAAGCAGCATTACCTTGGGCTGAAAAGAAATTAAGACAAGCAGGTATTGAATTCAGTAAATTTGGTGATGCGTTATTAGACGCAAACATACCTCGTATTGCTCCTAACGAACCTCAAATTTATGCTGAAATAGGACCTAGAGGTGGTGTTAAAGAATCACCTAAAGCACCTAAAAGTGACACTAAAAATCCTAATCCTAAAGGAGAAGGTACAGCTAAAGGATCAGCCGCTACATCTAGAGGTGCTGAAGTAGATAAAGCTACAGAAAAAACATTGCAAGATAAAGCAGATGAATTTAACGAGAAATATAAAGATAAATTAGGTTATGGTGCTAATATAGGTGCTCTAAAATCAGTTTATCAACGTGGTTTAGGTGCTTATAATACTTCTCGTTCACCTGAAGTAGCAGCTGCTGGTGGTGCTAAACAATGGGCTATGGCTAGAGTAAATGCTTACTTATATTTGTTAAAAGAAGGCAGATCTCAAAATAAAAAATACACAACAGATTACGATTTATTGCCTACAAAACATCCTAAAAAAGAAAATTTTAGTGAAGACCTAATTGAAGAAATAATTAAAGATTCATTGAACATAGACGTATTTGGTTATCCAACTGAGTATTTCTACATGTGTCCAGGTGCTATAGCGACATTTGAACATTTAACATCAATGGAAGTAGACGAAGATACTAAAGGTATGATTCGTAGTGCTGCTTTAATTGCTGATAATATTTTTGATTTAGAAGAAGACGTAATTGAAGAAGGTATAGCAATGCCTGAAGACGTTGAAGTAGCATCATTATTAATTAGTGATTTCAAAGATTTAATGTTAGAAATTGATGAAATTACAGGCATGACTCACGACGTAAGTTACATGGATGGACATTTACAAACCATAGTAGCTTATGCTCCTGAAGCATTTAACATTAACGTTAACGCTTTACCTAACTTTGTAAACGAAGCATCAACAGGTAAAAGACGTAATTTTGCTGCTGAATTGCAAGACAAACAAATGTTAGTAGGTCCACTTATGACACCAGGCAAATTAATTGCTCGTATTGACGAAGAAACAGGTGAAGAATATCAAGTATTTTTCTCTAAAGAAACAATTGAGAAAATTGCCTATAAAATGATGCAAGATAAATTAGTTGATTCAGTTAACATTGAACACGATGGTGCTCATAGAGTTGATGATGCTTATTTAGTTGAAACTTGGATTGTTAAAGATCCAGAAGCTGACAAATCAGTATTATATGGTTTCTTACCTGTTACAGGACAATGGTATGGAATGTATAAAATTGACAACAGACGTGTTTGGAACGAATATGTTAAAACAGGTAAAGTTAAAGGCTTTAGTGTTGAAGGTTATTTCTTAAACAATATTTTAACTTATAAATAATATGCCTATTCCAGTAAGAAAATCAGAACCTAAAGACGAATTTATCGCTAAATGTATTAGACAGTTACGTAAAGAGTACCCTTTGAGACAAGCAAGTGCTATATGTTACAGTCAAGCAAAGAAGTAATTTCTTTATGATATTTATAAGTCGACACAAATAATAAATTAATTTAATATGAACAAAGAAAAATTAAGAGAGTTGGTAAAAGCTCATTTTAATCTTGTTGATCATACCCCTGTATCAGAAAAATTTGGTGAAATTTACGACGAGAACAAAGCGTTTAAAATCGTATTCCCTGGTGATACATTAAAGGTAGGTGACGAGGTAAAAGTTGTTACCGAAGAAGGACAAGAGTCCTTAGCTCCAGATGGCTATCATAAGCTTATTGACGGAACTGTAATTAAAACTGAAGGTTCTTCAGTAGTAGAAATTGAATCACCTGAAGGTAAAAGTGAAGAAGAAATGACTGAAATGGACGGTTTAGGTGTATTTGAAGATAAAGCAAATAAAGCTGTAGAAGAAGCATTTGCCGCTAAAGAATCAATTTCAGAAGTTCAAGGTACTACTCCTCAAAATTCAGTAACTGAAACTAACGTTCCTGTTTCTACATTGACTGGTCCAGTTAAAACTGAGGCTGAAGTAGAAGCTGAAATGATGATGAAAGTTAAAATGGCTGTAGACGAAGCTGTAGCTTCTGCTATTACTGGCATCAAAGAAGAAATGGGTAAAATGAAGGAAAAATTCGAAGAATTTATGATGTCTCCTGCTAAAGAAAAAACTATGGCTGCTGTAGGTAAAGTAAAAATGGAAGCGTTTTCAACTGCTACCAACGATACTGCTATTAAAGTAGCTCGTGAATTAATCAAAAATAAAAGAAAATAAACAATTAAAATAATACAACTATGTCATTAAACGTATCCGCTCTATCCGATTTCAACAACCAGATTGCTGGTGAGTTGATCATCAAGATGGTTTATGCTGGTTCTACTGTAGAATATGTAACAATACAGGAAGGTGTTAAATACCAAGAACCAATTAACCTTTTCGAAGTTAGTCTTTACATGCAGAACGGTACTTGTGTATCAAGTGCTTCTGGATCAGCTACCTTCTCTCAACGTACTATCGAAGTATGTCCTCGTACATCATTCGATGCTTTATGTTTGAAAGACCTCGACAAGAAATACTTAGGTATCTCTGCTTTGGCTCCAGGTTCTTACAACGAAACTTTCGCTTTGGCTACTCAGTACAGCGAATTGTTGGTAAACCAATTCCAAAAAGCTAACGACCAATTCTTGTGGCGTCAAGTTTCAGGTTCAGCTTCTACTTTCGGTGGAACTTGTAACGTAAGTGGCTTGAACGTTATTATTTCTGGTTCAACTTCAGGTGTAGTAGTTCCTACTTTCACTTCAGGTTCAGCTGGTTCTATCGTTACTTCAGGTAACATTTTAGGTACTATGGATCAAATGATCGCTGCTTCTAGCGCCGATGTAGCTGACCGTGAAGATTTGACTTTCTTCATGAGTGTTACTTTGTTCCGTAACTATTTGACTGCTCTTCGTTTAGCTAACAACTTCTACTTCGATCCTAGTTCTGTAACTAACCGTGGTGGTTTGTATGAAATGCAATACCCATTCCAACCAAACATTAAAGTTGTTGGTACTGTAGGTTTGCAAGGTTCAAACCGTGTCGTTTTAGGCCCTGCTAAACAAATCGTTGTTGGTACTGACTTATTGAGTGACTTCACTGAATTCCAATTGTGGTACGATATCAACACTGATACATTGCGTCACCGTATTGCTACTAAGTTGGGAGTTAACATCGCATATCCTGAATTCTGGGTATCTAACGATTTAGCTTAATCCTTTGTTTAACAATTTAAAACCAGAAAAATAAAATTATGGCTTGCGATATTACATCAGGTTTCCAGTTAGGATGCCGCGACAATACAGGTGGTTTAAAAGCACTTTATATCCTTTCTGGTTCTATTACAACAATCAACACTGCTGCTGACGGTACTATTACAGGTATTACAGGTTCAGGTGTATTCTACCAATTCCAATTGTTCAGACAAACGTCTAACTACGGTGAAGAATTAGTAGCTACTCCTGAAAACGGAACTATCGTTTACAACCAAAGCATCAACGCTGTATTCTTCAAAATGCAGCAGTCTGTAAGGAACCAAGTTAAGGTATTAGCTCAAAACCCGAACTTAAAAATCATCATTGAAACTCAAAACGGTTCAACTGATGGTGAAGCACGTTGGTTCTTGATGGGCCAAGTTAATGGCGCTCAGTTATTGAGTGGTACTTCAAATACAGGTACTGCATTCAGTGATTTGAACGGTTACAACTTGGTATTCTCAGGTAACGAACCTAACCCAGCAAGTGAAGTTAGTGGTTCAGCTACTACATTCACTGGCTCTTTGAGTGGTATTACTATTACTACTTACGCTTAATCTTTTTAAATAAACCAAACGGGGGTTGCGCTTATTGCGTAACCCCCTACTTGGTTGAATATAGCCTATGCTACAGTTAAACCACTCACAGGCAACTAATACTAACGCAGTTTATCCTGATGTGTTGGCTCCGGCTGGAACAACACAAGTATTATTAGATTTTACTCAATCTATCAACAAGAATACAACGCCAAACATAATTGCTACTTTAGCTAATACAGTTAGTGCAGCAAATCCTTGGTTAGTAATTCAATTAACAGGTAGTTCTGTTCCAACAGCTTCAGGACAATATGATGTAGACATTTATACATTTACTCAAGGAGGTACTTTAGGTATTTGGCAAACACAAGCAACTTTATGGAATGCTACTAATAATACTTGGGATGGTGGTGGAGCTCTTGTAAAAGGAACCTTATTATCAACTGAAAGAGCATATGTATCGGGGACTAATGAATATAGTATTACACAATATCCAGTGCCGGTAAACGGAGCTTACTATTACACTTATAATTATCCATAATGAGTAACAAATATACATTTAAAACAATTCCTAGAGTACAAGACTCAAACGCTCGTATTAGTTTAATTGAGCGTAAGGATCAATTTTACATTAGTTTCGGTTCTGACAATAATTTTCCTGGCAAATTAATTGACTTAGTAAATTATAGTTCAATTCATGGAACTTGTGTTAATGCAACTGTTGAAGCAATTGTAGGCAATGGATTAACTTCCAACATGCCTGAAACATTAGATTTTGCAAACTACGATAACGAATCGTGGAATGACATTTATAAAAAAGTAGCTAAAGACTTAAAATTATTTGGTGGTTTTGCTTTAGAAGTAATTTGGAGTAAAGACAGAAGTAAAATAGCAGAAACATATCATATTGATTTTAGTTATGTTAGAGCTAAAGAAAAGAATTTAAGAGGTAAGGTTCCAGGATATTACATTTGGGACGGTTGGAATGAAACAAATTCATGGATTAATCAGTCGTTAGAAGATATTCCATACTTACCTGTATATAACCCAAATAGTAAATACGACGAGCCAAGTCAAATCTATGTATACTACGCTTACAGACCAGGTATGAAATATTATCCTCTACCTGATTATGTTGGGGCTTTAAAAATCATAGAATTAGATGCTCAAGTTGATAATTTTCACCTTAATAACATTACTAACGGTGTTGTTCCCTCTGTGGCTATTACTACATTTACTAATGCCAACGAAGAAGAAAGAGAAGCAATTGAAATAATGCTTCGTCAACAATATGGCGGAACTCAAAACGCTGGAAGCTTGATTTATATGGACGTTGATAGTCCAGAAAATGCTCCAGTTATTACACCTATTCAATCAAATGGAACTGATGAGTATTATACAACTATAAACGATTTAGTTACACAGAAAATATTAACTGCTCACCGAATTACTTCGCCTATGATGTTAGGAATTAAAACAGAAGGACAATTAGGTGGCAGAACAGAAACAACAGAAGCTTATTTATTGTTTACAAACACAGTAGTTAAACCATTTCAACAAGCAATTTTAGATTGTTTTGACGAAATATTTAAAATTAACTACGGTAATGATTACATTTTAGGTGTTGAACAATTAAAATTATACAGCGATGGTAAAGAAGAAGTAGATGTTGTTACAGGACAAGAAAGTGAAGTAGGAGAAGACAACATATTAGAAGCACAAATTGAACGTGCTGACAGATTAAATACACCTTACACAAATGAGGTAGTAGATCCAGAACCAATAAACACAAATTTATTATAAAATGATAGACGTATTCATCATAAGCGAAGCTAATATAAGACAATTTACTGACATTAATAACAATGTTGACAGTAAGTTATTGTCTAGTGCTATTAGAGAAAGTCAAGACATTGAAATTCAAAGAATATTAGGCACTAAATTATACAATAAAATACTTGCTGATATTAAGACAGGTACTTTATCAGGTGACTATCAAACACTAGTAGTAGATTGGGTTCAAAACGCTGCTATCTATTTTGCTTACTATTATAGTTTAGAAGACATTTACCTACGACCTCGTAATAATGGTCTACTAATTCCTACGGGTGGTGAAAATAGTGTAGAAGCTGATGGAACTTGGTATAATCGTAAACGTGAATCAGTAAAAAATAAAGCTCAATTTTATGCTGAACGTTTAACTAACTATTTAATTCAAAATCAAGGTGATTTTCCTGAGTTAAATGGTAACGTAGAATTACAAGAAATGTACCCCGATTTCGGTGTTCAATACAGAAATCCTATAGTTATGAGACGTAATGGTAGAGGTTATCATTATAATCAAGCTCGTGAATGTGGTTTACCAGTTTACGATAGTCGTTATCCACAATTTCCGCAGTATCCTTATGCTGCCTATAAAAGCAATGTATCTAATTTTTAACATATAATGGGAAGAAATTTATCCACCTTATTCATTAGTCAATCGTATCAGTTTCTAACACAAATAAGTGGTAGTGAATTGCAAGATGGCTTAGGAAACACTATTACAGGTAGTTTACTAATTACCTCATCACAAGCTATATCATCGTCGTTTGCTACAACTGCTTCGTTTGCTTTAAATGCAGGAACAACAGTATCAACTGCTTCATTGTTGACTACAGCTTCAGCTGCTAACAACGTAATTACTTTTACAAAAGGAGACAGTTCACAATTTACAGTTACAGTTGCTACAGGTTCTGCAGTTACTGTTAATACTGGTAGTTTAATGGTTACTGGTAGTGTTAGTTCTAATACTTTAACTTTCACTAAAGGAGATGGTTCAACATTCAATTTAACTGTAGACACTGGTTCAGCAGTTACTGTTAATACAGGTAGTTTGTTAGTAACAGCGTCTATAGTAGATGCAACTACAACGTTTAGCAAAGGCGACGGTTCGACATTTAGTATTACAGCTAATAACGTAGTAAACGCTACAAGTGCGTCTTATAGTGTTACAGCAGATACAGCAACTTCAGCTTCGTTTGCTACTTCAGCTGCTACAGCGACAAGTGCATCTTTTGCAAGTTTCGCGGTGAGTTCGTTAAATAGTGCGACAAGTATTTCGTCATCATATAGTCTTACATCTACAAGTAGTTCATTCGCGACTTCAGCACAAACAGCAACAAGTGCAAGTGTAGCTGTTTCTGCAAGTGTTGCTTTAAGTTCAAGTTTTGCTGTTAGTTCAAGTGTTGCTAACTTAGCGATGACCGGTGGTGGATTAATTGCTGGTACTCTTAGTGGTGCTACTACATCTATGAGATCTGCTCCATACTTGACTGCTACTCCAGCAACAGCAAGTGGAGGAAATAGTATAGCATTAGGTAGTGGAGCTTACACATTAGGAGCAGGATCAGTAGCTATTGGAACTGCTACTCAAGTTCAAGGTGTTCGTGGTGTTGCTTTAGGAAATACAGTATTTGCTAACGGAACAAACTGTATAGCTATTGGTTATAATATTACAGCATCTGGTACTAATGCAATTAATATCAACGGTATTTTTGTATATGATGGAACTACTATTAGATTATCAAATCCAACAATAATCACGGGTTCATTATTAGTAACTGGAGGCATTACAGGTTCATTATTAGGAACTGCATCATTTGCTACAAATGCTACTTCAGCTGATACTGCTTCATTTTTACCAAGTACTACTAACTTAAACATTACAAGTATATCAGCTTCAACTGCTAATTTTCAATCTGCAAGTATTGGTTATTTACAAACAATTACTGGTTCAGTAGTTAACATTGGAGATTCATTTATTGTACTTAATACTTCAAATGCTACAAGATATGCTGGTATTAAAGTAGAAGACAGTGGATCAGGTACTCCCAACAATTATACAGCATCTTTACAGTTTGATAGTCAAACTAACGACTGGTTCTACGAATACACAAGTTCAGCTGATCCAGATAATTTTGGTGTTGTAATGTTTGGTCCTGAGTATAGTACAATAGGATCACCAACATACTTAACAAACAATAAATTATCTAAAGGTAATGGTGGTCATCACTTAAATGATTCAACTATTACTGATGATGGTACTAATGTTACATTTACTACTCCTATTGTTGGTACAGAAATATCGGCATCAACAGGTTTCTTAGGTAATTTAACAGGAACAGCAAGTTTTGCTACTACTGCTTTATCAGCATCATATGCTCCATCTTCTCCTGCTTTTCCATTTACTGGTTCAGCTATAATTACTGGTTCATTACAAATTAGTGGAACTTTATCTACTACTCCTCTTTTAACGGCTGGTGCAACTAATAATATTGGACGTGTGGTTTTTGAAACTGGATACGATCCAGGACCAATGGCTTACAGAGATTACTTGTATAGTACTACTAATGATTTTTCTATTGGTTTAAATAGTTATAAAGAATCGATAAGAATAAGTCCTAGCGAGGTAGGTGTTAATATTCCTTTTAAAGTTTCAAGTAACGCAACTGTTCAAGGTAATACTACATTAGGTGATAGTTTAAGTGATATTACTAATGTTACGGGTTCATTAAATGCTACAGGTTCATTGACCGTAACAGGTTCAACATTACTTTTTGGTCAAATTAATACAGGTAAAGATAACGTAATTTCTGGTTCGTCTATAGTACCAGACGGTGGAATTCTAGTTTCTTCAGGTTCATCAATTCTTAGTAATGGAACTCCATATAATAACGCTGTTATTGTTGGAGGTAGAAGCCAAAGAATACAATCTATTAGTTCAGTATCTTCCTCTTTTCCAGTTGAAGGAGCTAGTATTATTGGTGGATCTCAAAATACTTTAAATATTGATTCTGGTGACAATTGTATGATAATTGGTGGAGGTACCAATACAGTCACTACACCCTTTAGTCACAATATGATATTTGGTGGTCGAGGAAATACAGTTTCAGGATCTATTAGTGATGCAAGTATATTTGGAGCTAAAAATTCAACAGTTAGATCTGATAATGCTGCTATTGTTGCCTCAAATAATAGCACAATAAGTGGAACTACATTTTATGGAACTATTTTTGGAGGAAATAGCAATACCTTACTTGGAGGAGATCAAACAACTATTCTTGGTGGTACTGGTAATACTATAAATTCAGGTGCTCATAATAGTGCAGTCATAGGTGGTCAAAATAATACAGTTAGTCACGCACGTTCAGTTGTAATTGGAGGTTCAAATATATCTTCCAATGCTACTGACACAGTATATGTTCCTAATTTAGTAGTATCTGGCTCATTTACAGGAACCGTAGTTAGTGCAAGTTTTGCAGCTACAGGAGGTGGTTTAGTTAGTGGTTTAGGTGGTGGTGCTGGTACAGCTATGAGATCTGCTGCATACTTAACTACAAATGCAGCCACAGCAAGTGGAGCAAACAGTATTGCATTGGGCAGTGGCGCTTATACTTTAGGAGGAGGAACAGTAGCTATAGGAACAGCAACTCAAGCTCAAGGTCTTCGAGCTGTTGCTTTAGGTAATACATCAATGGCTAATGGAGTAAATGCTGTAGCTATAGGTTATAACGTTACTGCTTCTGGAACCAATGGAATCAACATTAATGGTATTTTTAATTTTGACGGTACTACTATTAGATTATCAAATTCAACAGTAATTACAGGTTCTTTAACAACAACTACTGGAGCAATAATTTCAGGTTCATTAATAGTAACTGGTTCATCTACATTTACAGGAAATCAAATTATTAGTGGTTCATTAATAGTAACTGGTTCATCTACATTACAATCTACTGTATTTAGTGGTTCTGTAAGAGGTGAGGTACAAGCTTTATCAATTAGTTCAAATACAGCATCACTTGATTGTTCAACAGATAACTTCTTTACATTATTATTAGTAAGTGGTTCAAATACATTTGTAAATCCTTCTAATATATTACCAGGACAAACAATTAACTTACGAGTTAAACAAGCATCAGTTGCCTCAGGTTCAATATCATTTGCCTCAAGTATAAAACAAGTATCAGGTAGTGCTTATACTCCTACAGCAACAGCAAATGGAGAAGACATAATAACATTGATATCATTTGATTCAACAAATCTTTACTTAAGTAATATTAAGAATTTCGTATAATATATGTTTACACCATTCGCATTCGTAAAATCAGAAGAAGTAGCTATTGTATATGATCCAGATGCACAAAACTTTTTCACAGCAACTGGCATAACAAATACTGGACTTAGATCTGCTGTTAATCAATTAGTATTAGATTTAAAATCTAATAGTGTATGGACACCAATGGATATAATATATCCTTTTGTAGCAGATAATTTAGGTGCTTTATCAACACAATTTTCATATAATTTAAAAAATACTGGTTCATTTCAAGGAACATTTTCAAATCCATTAACTAATAGTAATTTCAATGGTTTTAGTTCATCTGCAGTAGGTGTTACACATCCAACATTTAACCCAAATGCGATATACATGAATGTACCATATGTGCCACAAACTCAAAGACCATTCGGACCATTTCACATGTCTTTATATACCACAACAGATGGTAATACTGGAAACGTTCAAGATATGGGTGCATATGTTAACAATTCAGCTCTTTCTATATTAATTACGGGTAGATTTAAAAGTGGAGCTAATTCAAATAGAGCATTGTATGTAGCATCAACTAACTATGCTGAAGCTGCTGGTAGTCCCGGTAATGGTTATTATATAGCAAGATATGATGGTTCAGCAAGTCCAAAAGGTCAACTGGTGAGACAAGGTATAAATACTTTAACTGCTAATCAAACAACTGCTGGTCTTGCTTCTATTTCTATAGCTATAGGTGGAATTAGAGACAACGACAACGCTGCAAGAGTAGTTAGTTATCCTGATAAACAATATCAATTTGCTACTGTTGGTGGTAATTTAACATTTGTACAAATGGAATTATTAAATGGAGTAGTGCAAACTTTTCAATCTAATGTAGATGCTGCTATGGGAACATCAAGAAGAGTTGTAGTATAATGGCAAAAGTAAAAGCAAATTCCGTAAGTTTATATAAAATTAAACCAAAGAAAAAGGGCCAAGCAAGTAAAACGCCTGGCCCTAAAGCACATTCTGTCTCTAAGTATAGAGGACAAGGTCGTTAATTAAAACTAAATGAACCGGTTACGGTTTTTAATTTAGGTAATGTAATATTATTTACTGGTGGAAGAGGAACAGATGTAGTTGGAACTACATTGATTCTTGATTGAGATATTTCGTGGTGAAGACAGCTAGAAATGCCAATTAAAGTGTACTCGTCAACGACTTTGATTGATTCAGGAGTACAATCGTTAAGAAACCACAAACAGTAACCGTCGTTAAATGCTTCAAAGTGAAATACACTTAGTCCTTCTGAGACCATACTGTATAACTGGTAAAAAGTAACATTTTCAATTTTAGTTCCTGTAAATTCAATGTCAGCTGATGACATTTTTTCGTTGTAATTAATTCTAATGTAGTATTCCTTACCTTCTTCATCTACAGCCATACAGGTAATAGGAGCATTTTCTGATGCTTCGTGAATTTCTGCAAATCTTGAACCTAACCACTTAAAAAAGTGAGCAATCAATGTTTTGTTTTTAGTATCTAAAATTTCATTCATATTCATATGATAATAAATAATAAGGAAAGAACCAAGAACATATTTATAATTGCAAGGAACTGAACCCTTCTTGTGGAAACTTATATCTTTCAACAGACAAGCAACGAGACCCCGTAAGGGGTCTTTTTGTGCTTACGGCTCTCCGTAACAACACATTTTATTAAAATTGGAGTTCCAAGCCTGAGTTGTTATATTTATTGATGTAATTAAGAAGTTAATCAGTCTGCACGCTGAACAACAAAAGAATATTGAGGAGTGGATAGTACATTACGAGTGCAGTCGTAAGTACTTGAAGCTCCTCCCTTTATTGGTAACTTAAAAACAAATATATAATATGCAAACTGCACAACGCAAATCATTCCCAGTTTATACCAGCTGGAAGAAACCATTAGAAAAAATGAGTTTAGAAGAAAAAGGTATGGTATTAGAAAATCTTATGAGATATCATTCTGATGAACAACTATTAGAAATGACAGATAAAGTAGAAATGTTCTGGGATACCATAGAATATAATTTAGAAGAAAACAATAAAAAATATCAAGCTAAAGTAGATAACATGAAAAATGTTTCAAAAACTAATTCTAAACTTCAAAATACCCAATATCGGGAATTAAAAGACCCGATATTAGATACTCTAAGACCCGATATCGGGTCTCAAAATACCCGTTTATGGGTATCTAATGATAATGACAATGTTAATGACAATGTTAATGTAAAGGAGAATGAGAATGAGAATGAAAATGTGAATGAAATATGTCGAATGTTAGAAATAAATGTTAATGAATGGAATTCAATATCTCCTGGGAAGAAACGTCAATACATTGAATCATATAATTATCGTAAAAATAAATAAGTTATGAACTCAGTAAATAATAATCAAGACATCTTAAGAGTCGCCCAAATGTATGATTCTAAACCTTCAGTAACGAATCCATCGCAAACTCAAACGAATATGGGCATAGAATATGCTTTATTTATGCCAGTAATTAAAACAATTGCTCTGTATCAAAATAAATTAGGCCCAAGTAAAGAATTTGCTATTAGTTTTATTAAATCACTCAGGGGTAAATCATCAATCAGTTATAAACAAATGAAGGTACTTCGTGACTTACAGAAGAAATGTGACCCAGAATATTTAAAAGTCCCCAGTTCTTGGAAGAAAAATCAATAGTTATTAACATAATAATATGACTGAAGAAGAAATGAGAAAACAAATAAATGCTAAAGTCACTCAGTGGTATCCTAAGATGTACCGTGACTCTATGCAAATTTCAGGAGCAAATTTCGAGAAATACGGAGACGACCTCTTAGCTTTTGTTTTAGAAGATTTTCTTTGTAATAAAGATCTTAAATATCAATATAAAGTAGCAGTTCAAGATAACAAGTTACCTAATTATATAGGATACAGCATGGGACTACAGATTAAAAGTTCATCAAGTCCATTTTGGTTCCGATATCGTAAAGAAGGATACAATAGTAGGGGAATTTATTTAGTAGAAGATGGAAGAGAAGAAATAGATCCACTGGTAGAAATAGGTGAAGAAATGGATGTTGAATTTGATAGTCCAGCCTATGTTAAAAACGATTTAGACTGTGTTCGTTATGCTTTAGAACAATTACATTGGTATGATAAAATTTTGATAGAAGAGTATTATATCAAAGGATTAACTTTTCGTGATATGCACAAGAAATACAACATCAGTCTAAATTCCCTTAAGAAAGATATTAACTCAGCTTTAGCAAAAATAAAAAATATATGTTCACAGAAATAATATTAGTGTGTATTACAGCAGGTCTCTCTTCTCTCGCGACCTACTATTACCCCCAAATTAAACGCGTTATTATACAACGAAAAACACGCAAAAACACGAAATTACAAGCATTAGTTAGTGCTGAAGTAGAAAGACAACTTAAAGACATTATAAATGATTGAACTAGTAGGATTAGCAATTCTTAGTGTATTATTTACAGAATGGTTTGAACCAATTCAAGAAGCTAAAAACTATCTTAAAGCATACAGTTGGCCTCTTATTGGAAAGGTATTATATTGTGGGAAATGCTTTGGCCTCTGGTTTGGACTTGCTATGACATTCAATATTTATGAATCAGTAATAGTAAGTTTATTATCATACACAATAAGCTTTTTAATAGATTTAATGGAAAAACACAGATATGGAAACTAAAATAAAATTAACTAAAAAGGAGTATATGAAAATATACAACAAAACCGCTGCAGCTAAAACTGCCCAAAGAAAATGGATAACTTCTCCAACAGGAAAAGCTAAACACAGAGCAGCTCTTAAAACTTATCATTTTAAATATTGTGGAGTTTATGGAGCTAAAGACACTCAAACAGGAACTTGGCTGTATATTGGTGCTAGTAAGAGTGTCAATGGTAGAATTAATAATCATAGATACGCTGCTAAACATTTAAATAAGGCATTAGAACACAGACCAACACAGTATGCTTTATATACTAATTTAAATAAACATCAAGTTGAATGGTCTATTATTTGTCAATGTGATCAAGATAAATTAAAATCATTAGAAAAACATTACATTACAATGTATCAACCACCTTATAATAAAAATTCAAAGAAGACAAAATGATTAATTTTAATGAACAGTTAAGTCAAACAGACGCTCAATGGGTACTAGAACAAGTATTTCCAGTGTTTAGTCATAGAATTGCTCATCCTACATTAAGTAAACTTATGGAAGGACACAATAAAGTATTTCGTGAACAAGTAGGCATTCCTGGTTGTAGTTGTGAATATAAAGCAACTCATATGGTTTGGACATCAAGATTAGACCAACATAAAAGTCAAATTGAAGCAGTTGCTTATCCTCCCGTTGAAGTTGCGTCAAGTGAAATTATAATCGAGGCAGTTACTGAAGTGCAAACTTTACCAAACGAAATTCGTGTAAAAACACGCAAGTCTCGCAAATAATGACTAGAACAGGTAAATATACTCAACAAAAAGTCAAATATGACAGTAAGCAATTTGGCATTTATTTAGACAGTGACTTAGTGTGGGATTACATTGAAATGGGAAAAGACGTAGATGACTTGTATCCTGAATACTTAAAAGAAGAAGTCATAGTAGAAAAAAGAACTGAATTGTTACACATGATATTATTGCCAGAAGAACAACATAGTTTCTTTCTTAATGGTGACTATGTAATAACCGATTTAGGTAGAGTATATAATTGTTTACACAGACGATTTTTGTCGCCTGAAATTTATAAAACAGACTTATATGTTAACATTAGATTTCATAAACACAAGTTTAGTAGATTATTTCAAGACAACGGTTGGAACTTTGATTGGCAAACTATAGTAGACAGATACAAAACAAATAAGTGGAGCATAATTAATCATCGCAATTACTAATGGAATACTTTTCAATATTTAGTGGTAGATATCTCACATTGAAATATCGTATATACAAATATACCAACTATGAAATCAAATAAAATAGAAAATATAAGTAATTTAACAGAATGTGTAGATTACATTTTAGACAATAAGGCAGGATGGACTCAATTTACCGATTGGTATGTGGAGAAACATGGTGCTAACCGCAAATATGCTAATTTAGTTTGGAAAGAAGCGTGGAATATTATCACATATGACTTTGAAGACAACGTAAGACAGTCAGTAACTGAAACATTGATGAAATTAGAAGAACTAGAAGAAGTAGCTAAAGCAGAAGGTGACAGAAGAATTTGGTTAGAAGTATTAAAATACAAAAACAAAATTAGAGGTGGTGAAGTAGAACGTCACGAAATAGAACATAAAGGTGAAGTGTCAATCAAGTTAAATTGGGGTAATAAGTTATAATGGAAGTAACACTGTTTAGTCCTCATTTGGGTCAGCAACATATTATAGATGGATTCGCTGACAGTGAACATAAGTTTGGAATTGTAAGTTGTGGACGACAGTTCGGAAAGTCATTATTAGCACAAAATTTAATGTTATATTGGCTATTGAGTAAACCAAATATGAAAGGTTGTTGGATTTCCCCTGTATATTCCCAATGCCGTAAAGTATTTCAAGAATTAACAGATGCAGCATATGAAATTATTACCAATCACAATAAATCAGAACTTTCAATTCAATTCATTAATGGATCTACACTTACATACCTTAGTTCAGATAATCCCTCTTCCATTAGAGGTTTTAGTTTTAACTACATGGTTATTGACGAAGCCGCTTATGTAAAACAAGATGCAGTAAATGAAGCAATATTACCTACACTAACAGCATTAGGCAAAAAATGTTTAATTATTAGTACGCCTAAAAGTAAGAACTGGTTCTATGAGTATTTCTTACGGGGTTCGTTAGATAACGTGACGTATATTTCATTCAAAGGTGTAAGTCACGATAACCCATATGTTAGTAAAGAATTTTTGGTAGAACAGCGCAAATCACTACCGAATGACATTTACAGACAAGAATATGAAGCTGAATTTACCGATAGTGGAAATGATGTATTTACTAACTTAGACCAAATATGTATATTAAATGAATGGGGAATACCAAAAAGAAGTGAACGTTACTATATTGGAATTGATACGGGTGTCATCAACGATTACACAGTTTGCACTATCCAAAGCGAATCCGGAAGAGTCGAAAAAATTATTAGAGCTAATGGACGAACTTTTGAAGAACTTGGAAAGGATATCATATTTGAGTGCCGTAAGTGGAATGTCGTGGGAGGATTTCTTGAAACAAATGGAATAGGACTCGCTATGTATGAGCTTATTAAGCCTCATATAAAGAAAATACAAGCATTTACTACTACTCAAGACAGTAAAGCTAAAGGTGTTCGTAAGTTAATTTATGAT